AATCCTTCTGGTATAAATAGTATCATATTTGAGTTGCATATACGTAAGTAAGGTATTGACAATACAAGGATTTCTGATACAATTCACGCTTAGGAAATATATGGGAAGCTTCGCAGATAGTATAAAACAAAGTGTCGAAAAGATACAACTAGAAATAGATCAACAACTTACGAAGCTTACTATAGATACATTTAAGGATGTAATTCAAGAATCTCCTTCTGGCTGGCAAAACTCTCCTTACGCTGAAGGTTTGCTAGTCAATCAATGGTATCCGGCTATCAACTCATTCTCATCTGAACTTACATCTTCTAAAGATTTGTCAGGATTTCAAAGCTTTGCTAGACTTACAGAGCTTGTAGATAACAAGATGTTCTACAAGAAAGACTCTAGAGTAACGCTTACCAATAATGTAGATTATGCGTATCGTGCTGAAGCTATTGGGTGGAAGCCTGACGCTCAACATCCTAGTTGGAAAGGTGCAGCTCCTTATGGTATGGTGAGAAAAGCAATAATAAAAGCAAAGGCTAAAATATGACACAACGAACATTACGCCTTGACGTAGAACAACGAATAAAAACATGGGCAGCAAGTAAGAGTCCAGCTATTGCAGTAGCTTATGAGGGAGTTCCTTTCAATAAGCCTAATACTGAATGGATTGAATTATACATCATACCTGCCGTCACAGTCAATAGTACGCTGGAAACAAAGCGTAAGACTTTAAGAGGTTCTATACAAATCAACATTTATACGAAAGATGGAACAGGTACAAAGAAAGCTGAATTATTAGCTGATGAATTGATTGCTTTGTTTCCTCCCACTATAAAAACTCCTGTTCTTTGCATAGAACAGACAGGACATATTATGAACCATGTGAACGATGCTCAATGGCGAGTAACCCCAGTAAGATTTGAATATCGACAAGAAGATTATTAATATAAAGGAATAAATAATGGCAGCTTTAACAGCAACATCGTTTTCCAGTGCGAGTGGTGAAGTCACTGCAACTGTGAATACAGCTTCAGCTTCGGATACTATGACATATGTAAAAGGCTCTGGGCAACTTTTGGAATTAGATAATTCCACAGGTGGTTCATTGACTTTGAATATCAAAGGTAGTGCTCCTAGTGCAGCTTACGTAATCCCAAACACTTCAGATACTAAAGACTTGACAGCAGGTAAGAGTGTCACTGTTGCAGCAGGTGTTAAGAAGATTATCAATCTTGACAAAATCTCTGCATATCTTGATGGTAACGGTACAGTAACTCTGTCTGGTGCAGCTACTCTGAAAATCACAATTTACGCATAATAAAGGAATAATAACATGGCATTAGGTGATATCCACAGTGCAGCCCTTACCAAGCTTTCGATTGCTTCTACTTCTGGTGTAGCTACTCAAGACTTGGCTGGCTTTACAGCAAAAACATATGTTGAAGTTGGTGAAGTTACCTCTATCGGTGACTTTGGTGCAAAATTCAATGTTATCAATCACAACCCATTGGCTAACCCTGTAACTCAGAAGTTTAAAGGTAGCAAAGATAATGGTAAAGGTTCTTTCGAGTTTGCTAATAAAACCACTGATGCTGGTCAAATTGCAATGAAAGCAGCTTCTAACACATACTCTGCTTATGCAATTAAAGTTGAAGAACAAGACGGTAGTGTAACATACTTCTTGGCTCTAATCACTGGTTTCTCTAAGAAAATCGGTACTATTGATAATATCGTTGCAATCTCTGCTGACTTTGAAATTACTTCGGCTCTGATTGAAGCTTAATAACAGAGGGCTTCTGCCCTCTCCTCAATTGTGCAAAAGCTCACTAAGAAGCTGCACATTCTCTTTTTAAAGGAAAAATATAATGACTATTGATCTCTCAAGTTTTGCAGAAAAGACTGACGCTGTAGGCGTGGAATTAAAGAACCCTAAGACTGGTGAAGTGCTGGCGGATGATAAGGGTAACGTTGCTAAAGTATTCTTGTACGGTAAAGCATCTAAACGTTTCAACGATTACCAGAAAGCTAAAGTTAATCAGATTCTCAAAGAGAAATCTGTTAAGAAAGGTAATACTGAAGAAGAACAAACATTCGAGAAACTGAATGAATCTGTTCTGGAAGCATTGTTGGTATGTGTAGATCGTTTTGAAGGGTTGGCTTACGAAGGTAAAGCAATCGATAATGAGACTGTTGTTAAAGCTGTTTTGACTAATCCATCTTTCAAATGGTTGCTGGATCAAACTCAAGATGCTGTAAATAACCAAGCAAATTTTTTCTAACCTGCACAAATGAATTGTGCTTGTATGCTAAGCAGTTAGGATGGTATAACTCTACTCCTGACAATGAGAAACAGACTAGAGCACAAAAATATAGAACTCAGAACGAGGGACTAGAGCTTGACTTGCCAAATGTGCAGGCTGAGTATCTAGTCCCTTTTTTCGTTGAAGCAGGTATGTATGTTAGTAATGGAAGTGGTATCTCTCCTCTGAGTTGGACTGAGATAAACAATTGGATTATGTGTACGGAGCGTAAGCTTGAGTTGTGGGAGAAGGCAACAATTCGTGAGATGAGTAAGCATTATGTCTCAGAGTATTATGAAGGTAAAGAACCTTCTAGACCTGCACCTTACGAGTCAGTATTGACACAAGAACGATTAAATATGAAACGCAAAGCTGTAGCTATGAGCTGGAAAGCAAGAAAGGCTGCTATTAAAGAAGATAACGAATAAGGAAATAGTATGGCTATAGATGTATCAACCTTAGCAATTGAGATTAAGTCTCAGGGTATTGCTCAAGCTGCTATTGATTTACAAAAGCTTGCGGAAGCTGCAAAGAACGTTGATAAAGAGACTCGCACTCTTATTAAGACAACTACTCAAGCTGCTGCAAAGAAGATGATAGCTGATGATGCCAAACAAAAGCTAATAGAACAAAAGCAGCAGATATGGTCATTTAATGAATCCGTTAAGGGTTATGTAAAAGCACATACTGAAGCACTTGCAGCCAATAAAGCTTTAGCAGCAGAAGAATCTCGTAGAAACTTATTGCAACAAAAGAGAGATTACGAACTCTATAACGAGAAAATAAGAGAACAAGCTGCTGCACTGAAAGAAGTAGAACGTGCTCAAAAAGAAGCTGCCAAAGCTGCTGCTGATGCAGAACGATCTAGAGCAAGAAGCTCATCCTCAGTAGATACGGCTCATGGGCAAGCTTTAGAAATGAATAAGAAGTTTGATTGGGCAAGATTGGCACAAGATCAAGCTGAAGCTATCAAGATGAATAAGGTCATGAACAAAACTCATGAAGATGCTGCAAAGCATCTTGAGAATGTCAATGGCAGAGGAAGTGTCTGGAATAATACTCTGAAATCTATGTTGGTTGCTGCATCTGCATATCTTGGTATCAACTTTGCAAAAGGTATTATCGAGCAAGGTGATGCTTGGGCAATGATGCAATCAAAGCTTAAACTAGCTACAGGAAGTTCTGAAGAAGCTAAAAAAACTCAAATGGAGTTGTTTGATTTGGCTCAGAAAATGAGAGTTCCTTTAGCAGATTCAGCTCAGTTGTACAATCGTATGACAATTCCAATGCAGAAGCTAGGAAAGTCTTCTCAAGAGACTATGGGTATGGTTGAATCTATGGGACTTGCTTTGAAGTTATCCGGCGCTACAGCTCAGGAAGCTTCGTCTGTTATGTTACAGTTTTCTCAATCTATGAATGCTGGTAGATTGAATGGTGGCGAGTTTAATGCGGTTGCAGAAGGTGCTCCAATCATTCTACGCGCTATTGAAGAAGAACTTAGACGTACTGGAAAATGGGGAGAGAACACCACTGAGACGCTGAAGAAGATGGGTAGCGAAGGTAAAATTAGTGCAGAACTTCTTGCCGGAGCTTTGACAAATGCCCTTCCTAAATTCAGAGAAGACTTTGAGACTTTACCTATGACTGTTGATGGTGCTTTACAACGTGTTAAAAATAGCTGGATGATGGCTATTGGCACTATGTCTCAAAACACTAAGCTCAACGAGGAGTTGGCAAGAACAATTGGCTCTATAGAACGTGCAATGCCTAAGATTGCTGAATTTGTTGTTAATGCTTTTGTAACTATTCATGATAATATGAAGCCAATTCTTATCATGATAAGTTCCATATTAGCTTTGAATTTCGTGTCTTGGTTGGCTGCAACTATTGTAGCCGTAAACGGACTTGCTGTAGCTTTTGGAATAGCAGGAACAGCCTTAGCAGCTATCCCTTTCCTTCCAGTAATAGCTGCGTTAGGCTCTGCTGCGTACAGTGTCGGGTATCTTGCAGCTAAATGGTTGGACAGTAAGTTTGGGGCTGAAGAGGCAGCTAAAGCTAATACATCATATAAAACCTCTATAACTGACACTGTTGCAAAATTAGATGCCGAGAATGAACAGTTAGATAGACAGTATAAGCTTATCAAAGGTATTAACGAAGAAAAAGGAAAGGCTACCTCTGCTCCAACCTCTGATGTTGAAAGAGATTACAATAATCTAGTAAGTGCTATTGAATCTAACACAATATTAATTGAAAAGTTTAGAAAGATGCGTGATGAGGGTAAGGGTAAACCTATGCTTTTATCAAATCTAGAACAAGAGACTGAGAGATTGCGTTCTGAAGCTGGCGACTTATTAGCTCGCATAGATAGAAATGCCGCTAAAGTTAAACGGAATAAGGACGCTGTTGATGAAGATAATAGAATCAAATACAGAGCTGAAATAAACAAGAAATTAAAGTTTGATGAAAAAGCTTTAATGCAAGAGGAAATAGATAACTTAGATAAGTCAAGGTTATCTGCTGAAGATTATGCTAAAGCAGTGGCTAAAATAAGAGAAGGATATGCTTCTGGTGCAAAATCAAACAAAGTCCAACTAGACTATCTAGAGAAAGCTAATGCTGCTTACAAAGAGCAACTAGAAAAGTTGAAAGAGTTATCTGGCTTTGGTGGAGATGGTAAACGTACAGCTAGTGAGAAAGAGATAATCACTCTACAAGAACGTCTTGATAAAGTTCGCTCTATGAACTCTGCTCAAGCTGAAGCTGCAAACATTGATAAGAACGCTGAAATTACTTTAATCAACAAAGCTATTGCTGTACGTAAGTTGGTTGCTGATCTTGAAGCTCAAGTGCTAGTTTCTCAAAAGTACAATGATGAAGTCAAGAAAGCTGTGACTCACTCAGAAGAAGAAGCTAAAACAGCAGAAGATCAAGCAGAAAAACATCGTAAGCTTGCTGAGTCTGTTGGCAAAGCTGCTGATGAGTTTGCAAGACTTGGTTACGAGAAAGCTAAAGCTGATCTAGAAGATATGAAAGCTTTTGGTGGTGCTGGTTTTGAGAGTGTCATCAAGAATCAAGAAAGACTTGTTGAAGCTAAACGTAAGATTTACGAATACACAAAGTTAGAGAAACAAGAGAAGTCTCGTGAGAAAGTTGCAGAGGTAATGGGTAGGGTAAATAAAAACCCTGCAATGGTCGATGAAGCTGAGAAAGAGAAGTTAAGACTGCAAGCTCAGAAAGATAGAAACACAGTTAATGCGGCTGACTTAGCAACTGACCCTTTGATAGACACCGAACAGAAACGTGCAGATACTATCTTAGCAATCAACAAGAAACTAGCAGAAGACCTTAATAATATTGATAATGCTCGTGTTCAAGTCCAATTGACATCAGCAGAGTCTATTGCAGGAAGTCTTGCTTCTATTGCTGCCAATACAGCAGGAAAACAATCTGGTATCTATAAAGCTATGTTTGCTGTGCAGAAAGGCTTTGCAATTGCTAAAGCTATTATGGATATCCAAATGGCTGTATCTAGTGCATCTTGGAGTTTACCATTCCCAGCTAACTTAGGCGCGATGGCAACTGTAGCTGCATCGGGCGCTTCTATTGTGAGTAATATCATGTCTCTTGGATATGAAAAGGGCGGATACACGGGTAACTATGGAACATCTGAAGTAGCTGGTGTTGTTCATGGTCAAGAATTCGTGGTTAACGCTTCTGGTACACAACGTCACAGAGCTTTATTGGAAGCTATTAACTCTGGTAAAGACCCAGCAATGATTGACAATGTGATCAATATGTCTGCTCCAACTTCTGTAGCTTCTAGCAATGGGGGTATGAATGTTAAAGTTGAGAACTACGGAACAAGTATTGAGACACAACAAATCTCTCAGAATGAAATTCGCATCATTGCAAGACAAGAGGCTTCCAGAGCTGTTCGTAAAGAGTCTGGTGGAGTTGTAGCAGCAGCCATTGCAGCTCCTAACAGTAATGTCTCTAAAGCTCTTGGTCGTAATACGCAAACACAACGTAGGAGGAATTAATGGCAATACCAACACTCGCCCTCATCCCTGATAGTAGTGGTTTCTCTGCTAATGTTGGGGATGGAGTGTTGTCAGTAAAACTTAACGGTGGTGCTAGTCGCTACCGCAAGCAATATATTGGCAGCACATACTCAGTATCTTGTTCTTGGATACTTAACAGAGATCAATACAATTACATTAAAGCATTCTTCAGGACAGCTTGCAATGAAGGAAGTACGCCATTCTACATCAAGATGATCTTTGAAGATGATGTACTGAAACCTTATAAAGCTTATTGGAAGCCTCAAACATTCTCTCTATCTTCAATTGAAGCTGGAGAAGTGTTCACGGTGTCAGCAGAGCTGGAGGTATATCCTAACACAAACGCGGATAAAGATGACGCAATTATACTAGCATTTGAAGGTAACTTATCTCAGTCTGAAGATGAACTTAACACAATAACAAACTACGATTTACCAAACCACTTTCATCACTAAAGGAGAAATAGATGAGCAAGTACACAGAGTTCTTTTTAAAGTCAAGTAGTAAAGTAGTTCAATTAGAACTTATAGAAATGTCTCATCCTTCTTGGTCGAAAGTGTACCGTGTTGTGAGGAACGCTGTGGCTGGTATCACTGTCACGCTTGAGACTGGTGAAACAGCGTTCTTTGAGTATTATCCTGTAGACATTAAGTATGATGGTGTGAAAGATGACCTTGAACAAAGCTACACAATTCAGTTTGGTGATTTAGGTGAAGTAATGCCTTTAGAACTTGACAGGATGTTAAATTCTGATACAATGTCGATCAAACCAAAAGTGGTATATCGAATGTATCGTAGCGATAACTTATCAGCTCCATTGTTAGATGCTCAAAATCTTGAAATACAGAACTTTGCATTTAACCAAGATGGAGTTACATTCCAAGCTATTGCTCCACAACTTAATGTAACGCAAACAGGAAGCGAATATACAACAGATAGATTTCCAACATTACAAGGATATTTATGAGTATTGATGAGTTTCTTGGCAAAGTATATGATAGAAACAATTACAACTGTGCTCATTTTACAGCAGATGTGTATAAGCATCTAACTGGCAGGGATATTGAAGGCAACCTGAAAGGGTTGCTTTTTCCTTTGAAAGATAACCATCCAACAATAGATTTACGTAAAGGATGGACTCGATTATCTACTCCTGAGAATCCTTGCATTGTGTTGTTCAATGGTAAGAATATCGAACCTCATGTTGGAGTATATCATAATGGTAAAGTAATTCATTTAACAACATCTGGAGCACAGTATGTTGATTTAGAATTAGCAATGTTAACTTTTAAGACTGTGAGGTACTATAAATGCTAAAGACAGTGATTCTGGCTAC